CAAGATGATGTACGAGTACCTGCAAATATAGCAGGAAGTGCAGTAAACCCTGATGAAGGCGGGAGACCCGTCGAACAAGAGGAAGAATAAATGGCGGGATCGTCAAAGCAAAAAAAGAATTTAGCAGTAACAATGGCAATGTATTTTGCCGAGGTCGGGTACTTACAAACTCCAAGAGAATTTGGACAAGATGAAAGTAGACCTCCAACTATAAAAATTTCAACAATTAAAAAGATATTTGGTTCTTGGTCTATAATGTTATTGTTTACGAAATCGTTCTGCCCTGATATAATGAAAGGGTTAACCGATAAAAAGCCTAAAGCGGATGAACCTGATCCGTTAGAAGAATTACAGGCAAAGACCGCTAGTCCAGCGGAAGATGAGGGAATAAATGGAAAAGATATTTAATCTCACATCCACTTTCAAATCAGAAGCACAAGAAGATGGTGGTGTTATGATTCGTGGTATGGCCAGTACAGCAGAATTTGATCGCGCGGGCGATTCTATTTCAGCCGATGCTTGGACGAAAGGTGGATTAAATAATTTTGAAAAGAACCCCATAATTCTTTTTAATCATGATTATAGTAGGCCTATCGGTCGTGCTAAAAAAGTCACAGCAACTAATGATGGTTTACATTTAGAAGCAAAAATAAGTAAATCAGCAGGTGATGTTGCTGAGCTAGTTAAAGACGGTGTCCTTGGAGCCTTTTCTGTTGGTTTTCGAGTCAAGGATGCTGATTATGTAGAGGAAACCGACGGATTAAGGATAAAGGACGCTGAGTTGTTTGAGGTATCGGTAGTATCTGTGCCTTGCAATCAAGCAGCTACTTTTTCACTGGCGAAGTCCTTCGACTCTGATTCAGAATACGAAGATTTCAAAAAAACTTTCACTAATAGTGACGGGGCGCAAGTCCAAAAGGAGATAACGATGTCTGAAGAGACACAACAACCCGTTGACTTGGAAGCTTTTGCTAAAAAAGTAGCTGAGGAAACTGCTGCTAAAATTGCAATGAAGCAAGCCGAGCAAAAAGCAGCCGATGAGGCTGTACAAAAAGACGTTGAGGAGAAAGCCGCTGCTGATGCAGAAGCCAAGGCTCAACAGGACCAAGAAGTCCAAACAGCCATTAAGACTGGTATTGAGTCAGGTGCAGACCGACTTATGGAAGATCTTAATGCAAAAATGTCTGAGAAAGACGCTAAGATCGATGAGATCATGAAGCAGCACGAGTCAGTTCTGAAAGAAAAGCAAGAAGAACTTGACAAAATGCGTGAATCAAAGCGTGTCTTTGCTGATCGTAAATCTAATACACTTTCTGACGATGTTAAGAAAGAAATGGTTTATGCTCATATTCTTGGAAAAGTTACAAGAAAGGGTTTTGACACCAATTACGGTCAAGACGTACTTCAAAAAGCAGGCATAACTTATGATGCTACTAGCGCGGCTGGTATCGACGTAAGTGTTTCTCAAGCTTTTGAAGAGGCTGTTAGACTCGAGCAAAAAGTAGCTCCTCTTTTCAAAGAGATCCAGGTATTGTCTGGTGCAACTGTACTACCAATTGCTCCTGATACTGAAGTCGCAAACTTCAATGCAACCGGTTTAGAAACCGCTGCTAACCTATTGGAAGAGAAAGGTGCAAGCGATAACAACTATAATGTAAATCGCATATTGCTACAAGCCTTTAGACTAGTTTCTGGTACTTTTATCAGCAACGATACTGACGAGCAAGTAGTAGTTACACTTCTTCCGATGATTACCTCCGCTCTTGCACGAGCACACGCGAAGGCAATTGACCAAGCAATCTTGCTGGGTAATTCATCCTTCAAGGGTCTTGTAGGCGGAACTGGTACTGACGGTGCTAACTCACCTTACGCATTTGACTCAACTCTCGTAGCTGATCTCGATGCCTCTGGTAGTTCAGATGCTGTTACTGGTGCTAACTTGCTTTCAATTCGATCTGAAATGGGCAAGTTTGGTGTTAGTCCTAGTGATGTTGCTTATATTGTTCCTGTGGATCAGTATTACAACCTTATTGGTGATGCAGCCTTCTCTGACGTGTCAGAAGTTGGTAGCGATACAGCAATGAAGCTGATCGGTGCGGTTGGTTCTATCTACGGTTCACCTGTAGTAGCTTCCGACGCTCTGGCTAGCCAAACTGGTGCTGGCGGTGCTGTAACAACTTCAGCTGCTGTTGCAGTTGCGGTTAATAACTATGTTATACCTCGGTTGAAGGGCGTAAGCATTGAAACCGATTACGAAGTTGCTGGTCAGCGTACCGCAATAGTAGCTGCTCAATCCTTAGGATTTAATGAGCTTGAAGCTGCTGCTGCAGCGCATCCTGGCGACAACGGTGCTGTTAGAATAGAGTACGCCTAAATCGTACGCTTAATTAGAGTTACATTAGTAATTCTAGTAACTAGGGGGAGGAAATCCCTCCCCCAAGTTTTTACTAAATAATTTATGGCAGATTTAATAACATTACAACAGTATAAAACAGCAGAGGGTATCACTCAACCTAAAGATGATGCTCGTCTGAATGTATTAATACCATCAGTTAGTGAGTTAGTAAAAACTTATTGTGGAAATAGTTTCGTTGATTACTATTCTTCCAACAAAACAGAATACTTTGACATTACCTGGGGAACTCATATAGTTCAACTAACAGAGAGCCCAGTTAATGCTATAGTAAGTGTAGAGGAACGAACATCTTATACTGATTCCTATACTACACTTACTACCGGAGCACATGAGTACTATCTTAATACAAACACTGATAGCATACTCAGAACCTTGGGTTCCGGACGATTTAAGAACTGGCCCGAAGGTGTGGGTTCAGTTAAAATAGTTTATACAGCCGGCTATAGCGCTGTGCCTTCTGATCTTAAGCTCGCAGTGCTTGATTTAATTACTTACTATCTAAAGGACGAGCATAAGCAAAGGCAAACTATAGCAGGTGCTAGTATACAAAACCAAGCAAGTACTAGTCAAACAAATAATGTAAGCTTTCCAGACCACATTAAGCGAGTCTTAGACTTGTATAAAAACTTCTAATGTCTGCTGGAGCAATTAAAAAAGACCTAAAAGCCGCAGCAAAACTTTTAAATGATACTTTTGCTAGAGGTGAGTTAAAACAACATAATACTTATGTTACAATTACAGCAGACGATTTAGGTGCTGGTATGATTTCAGGGTATGAAAAAGTAAGAAAAAATACAGACAGAAATCTTCCTATTATTCAAAAAAGGTCTTTTCAAGCGGAAGGCCAAAGGCAGATACCTATAATTTATAATGAATATAAGAATAAAAGAGGCTATACTATCTCTAAAAGAATTTACAAGAGTAGTAATAAGTTAGCTATTACAATGCCAAAAGAAGTTGATGCGTTTTATCAATTTGTTAAAAATTTGGGAGTAGAATTTGTAAACTCTAAGCTTGAATCTAAAAAGCTTGCAAAGCTAAGTGGGGCAAGAGAAGAGTACGAAAAAAGAGAAAAAGCAGGCACTTTAGGTAAAGACGACACAATTGGTAAGTTTGCTAGTGTTAGCGAAGTTGGGCAAATGAAGAGAGGTACAGAAAAAATACACACTGGAAAAACAACGGTGGGTATGGCCAGACTAGCTATGATGAAGCAATGGTTAGATAAAAGTAAGTTTTATAGAGGGTTCACTTCTTCAGAAGAATGGAAAACTATAGAAAATAAGTTTGGAAAGGTCGATCTCTTTTTTACTACAACAGGAAATGCCAATCTTAAGAAAGCAACTACCAGTATTAATTTTGACTTAAAAGAAGGACTTTCTGTAGGTATGAAACTAGGAGACACAAAAGATAACTACTCTGCTTCTGAGTTACGAGATTTCGCAAAAATAGCTCCTGTTTTACAGAAAAAGTTATTAAAATGGGCGAAAAAGCAAGCTTGGTACGATAAAAAAGGAAGCAATACTTTACTACAAGACGCCACTTTAGCTGTTAGAGCTTCGGCTTTGCACCAAATTACAAAAGGAAAGCGCGGTCGTTTAGGAGGAAAATTACCTAAACCAGGTAATCGCCCGAAGCGTTCTATAACAGAAACAAAAAAAGGTAAAAACCCTTCTATAAAAACAACAGGGATCTATGTGTCCCCCGAACGAGCAACTCGCAGTAATGCAGGCAATCAACAAGGCGCTAGTTTATATACTGTAATGGCAATGATTAGTGAGAAGCTTCCTCAAACAGTACGAAAGAATATGGGAGCACCAAGATTAGAAAATCAAACAGGTACATTTGCGAATAGTGTAAAAATGACAGATGTCATACAAACGCCACAAGGATACCCTAGCTTTGGTTATACATACGCAAAAGAGCCCTATCAAGTATATGAAACAGGATCTTCTGGAAACTGGACAACCCCAGAAAGAGATCCAAGAAAACTTATTGATGCTTCAATAAGAGAAATCGCAGCGGGCTTCGCGTTAGGAAGATTTTATACTAGGAGACAATAATGGCAAGTAACGCACGTAAGTACACAACTCGTCGTTCTGCTATTACTAAAGCACTTGCTGATAAAATTGCATTAATTGATGGAAGAGGAATATACCATACAGCAGTTGCTCAAACTAGTCCAAGACTAAAGTTTTGGGATGAAATAGAAGAGTTTCCAGCAGTTCATTTAAATGCAGGAAGCGAATCAAGACAGTATCAGACAGGAGGATTTAAAGATAGATTTTTAAATGTTACTGTTAGATGCTATGTTAATGAAGAAGATGCAGTTACTGCTCTTGACGAACTATTAGAAGATGTAGAAACTGTTATTGAAACTAATAGCAGATTAACATATCATGATAGATTAGGGTTGGAGCAATCCACCCACCAGATCACAGTCCTCAGTATTGATACTGATGAAGGTGTGTTAGAACCACTTGGAGTAGGAGAAATACTTATAGAGGTTCGTTATTAGAAAATTCTGGCACGAATAAACATTCACGACCAGTCTTTTCAAGTTTCATAGGAGAAAACTATGGCAGACCAATTATACTTTAGCCGTGATACGCGTTTGTTTGTACAAATGCGAAATCAAGATGCTGAAGATGATGGAACCGCAGGGGCGGGATCTGTGTGGGAAATACCTATATTAGATGGGTACAGCTTTTCACAAACAACAAATACCTCTGAAATTCTGCTGTCGGAAATGGAAAGTACGAAAGGCATATCACGTCGTGGACGTCGTATGTTTACCGACTCTCTTGCTCCTGCAGAGTGGTCATTTAGTACGTATATTAGACCTTTTCACTCTAAAGGTGGAAGTGTCGCAGCAGGCGTAACAGCCGCAGATAGCGGTACTGATGTTCATGCAGTGGAAGAAGTTCTTTTCGCAGCAATGGCTGGTGCCGATGTATATCATAGTGCTACTGGTGTTGCCACAGTTGATACGTTAGGTGGCGCTACTGATACTGATAGAACGGCAGGAACTTATACAATTACTGAAGATGATTATACTATGACCGATGGTACAGGACGAGGTGCATCATTTACTATTACAGTTAATGGTAGTGGTGTAGCATCCGTTACTACTGTCTTATCAGGAGGCGATGGGTATGCAGTTGATGATACTTTCTCAATTCCTAGTCAAAAGATAGGGGCTGCAGAAGGCGATACAGCATTTACTTTTGATGTAGCTAGTTTAACTACTGCAGGATATGATTTCCGTAGAGCAGTTAACAAAGTTAGTGGTCCAGTAATTAGTCCCGCATCAGGGTTAAGTACTTTAGTATTTACAGAATCTAACCGTTCAGCTTTGCATCCTTTACATTTTTACTTTGTAATTGATACAGCTAGCAGCAACCCAATTGTATATAAACTAGCGGAAGCTGTTATAAATGAATGTAGTATTGATTTTGATGTAGAAGGTATCGCTACTTTAAATTGGTCAGGAATGGCTAAAGAAGTAGAAGATCTGTCTGGAAGTGTGCATATAGACGCAACCACGCCTATAGGTACAGACACTACTACAGATGGAAGTACTATTGCGGCAGGAGATATTTTCTTTGATTCAGACAATGTTAATGGAGCTGCTTTCCATCTCGTTGCTTCTACCCCAGGTAATAGTAATGCTACTACTTGTACAAAAGCAATTGATGAGGCAATAACAAGTACGAATACTTTTATTCGTAATCGTTTAACGTCTATTGACATCACCGCTGATAATAAAACAATCTTCCCTGGCGGCTTAACAGCCAACAGTGATGGTAAGTATAGCCTTGCGTTAACAGGTGGAAGTTTTACAATTGCTAATAATATTACGTACTTAGTACCTGATGAATTAGGATTTGTTAACAAGCCGCTTGAGCACGTAACAGGTGCACGAAATGTTACTGGTAATGCAACTTGTTATTTAACACTTAGTGACTCAGATTCTACATCTGGTACTTCTAGACAGTTCTTTAATGATCTTGTCTCAACAAGTGCAATGTCACAGGTTGTTAATAAGTTTGCTGTTACTCTCAAAATTGGAGGCTCCGCTCAAGACGGAACCCCTTCTTTGGTAATACAGTTGGATAATGTACACTTTGAAGTACCTTCTCACTCAGTTGAGGATGTAATTTCATTAGAAAGTGCGTTCCACGCTTTACCAACAGGTTTTGATAGTGCAAACGAAATAACAAATATTAAATACTTCGCACCAACTACTTACTCTTAACACTCAAGGGGCTTCGGCCCCTTTTTCTTCCCACCCTCAAAAAATAATTCTTGACATTTAGTGTCTTTTGAATTATACTATCTCTATAAAAATTTAATAAGGACTTAGAACCATGCCCGAAACCAAAGTAGAAAAGAAAGAACCCGTATCATTAGCGAGTTTAATGACTCCCAGTAAGACCGTAACTATTGATTTTCCCGGCTTTGCAGAAATGACAGTAGATTTATGTTATTTAGCACGTGAAGAGTTAGTAAGACTTCGTAAAAAATGTCTAAGTACTAAATGGAATAAAAAGACTCGGCAACCTGAAGAAGAGTTAAATGAAGATAAGTTTCTTGTTGAATATTGTAAAGGCGTAATCAAAGGATGGAAAGGCTTAAAATATCGTTACCTAGAAGAGCTTCTTTTGGTAGATGTTGGAGACTTTGATCCTGAGGATTGTTTACCTTACACCCAAGATAATGCAGAATTACTTATGAAAAATGCAAGTGATTTTGATACTTGGGTTACTGAAACAGTGGGTGATCTAGAAAATTTTACTGGAAACAAGTAGCTGAAGTTACAGAGTTACTTGAACGATATGTAAAAGAAACTACAACCAACATTGATTGGGAAAAATACCTAAAAATTTGTGAACAGTTAGGAGAAGAGCCCGACCCCAAAAGAATGCCGCTTGAGACGTCTGAATTTCCAGATGAGGTTCAAGTGGCATTTTTAGTATCTGGGTATTTATCAGATAGATGGGATGGAATGTCCGGAACGTATTTAGGAAAAGATTGGGGTACAATCGATGATCTTTTTAACTTATTTGAGATAGAAGATAAAAAAACAATTCTTTATTTTATGAAACTGTGGGAAGGTATAGTAGTTAAAAATAAATCAGAAGAACAAAATAGAAAACGTAAAGCTGATGAAAGAAAACGTCAGCACAGCAGTGGTAAGACATACACTCATAATGTGCAGGGTTGATGGCCGGAAAAGATAAAGTATTTATTGATATTATAGTTGATGATAAAGGCACAACTCAACGTGTTGCTGTCGATTCAAAAAAGTTAGGTGTTGCACTAGACGATGTAGAGAAGTCTCAGAAAAAAACAGGTAAGTCTAGTAAAGATGCGGATAGAAACCTAAAAGGGCTATCTAAACAATCTTCTAATACTACAAAAAATTTCTCAAAGATGGCTCAAGGTATGACAGGTACTCTTGTACCTGCCTATGCTATTCTTGCTTCTAATGTATTCGCAATTACTGCGGCTTTTCAGTTCTTAAAGAAAGCTGCTGACTTTCGTGTTATTCAAGAATCTCAAGTTGCATTTACAGGTGCAACGGGTGTAGGCATGCAAACACTTACTGCAGATATACAATCTGCTTCAGGTGCTATGCTAGATTTTCAAACTTCATCCGAAGCGGCAGCTATTGGTATCGCATCTGGACTAGGGTCGGGACAAATAACTGACTTAGCAGAAGGTGCAGGAAATCTGTCAAAGATACTAGGTAGAGATGTTACTGATTCTTTTAATCGTTTAATTCGTGGTGTTACAAAAGCAGAGCCAGAACTACTAGATGAATTAGGTATTACACTTCGTTTAGCAGATGCGCAAACAAACTATGCAGCAACTTTAGGAAAATCAGCAAAAGATTTAACAAATTATGAAAAGAAACAAGCAGTATTTGCAGAAGTACAAGGTCAGTTAGAAGATAAGTATAACGCTGTTGCAAAAGCAACTGATATTCAAGCAAATTCTGTAGCACGTTTAGGAGTTGCTTTTGATAAAGTAATGAAACCTATAAAAAGCTTTATATCGGCTATAGCAGAACCTACAGCAGAATTTTTTATTAAAAATATTGGTTCTTTAACAGCCGCTTTAGCACTATTAGCTATTCCTATTATCAAATCCATAATTCCTAGTACTGAAAGTTGGGCAGAAACATCAAAAGAAGCTGCAGACGATGCTTCTCAAGCGTATAAAGACGCTCGTGAAGAAATGGAAAAAATGGAAAAAGCGCAGACAGACTTAGAAGCTAGCGGCAAAGAGGCGGATTTCACTGTAGAAGGGGCAAAGAAAGGTAGTGGTATAGATATTTTAGCTACTGATGGACCAGAAGCATTAAAAAATGATAAGTATGCAAAAAATCGTATAGATTTAATGTTAGCTCATGCTAAACAAAATAACGGCGCTATCCGAAAAATGGATAAAAGAACCGGAAAGATGTATATTTTAACTCTTAAAAAGATGCAACGAGGTTCTGCCACTTTTTTTGAAAAAATAGCAATGGGATGGCATAAAACTGCGAGAGCCGCTTCAGTAGCTGCTAAGCAAGTA